CATTTTCTTTTGCGCCCTTGATGATGGCAAATTGAGCAAACTGCGTTCCGGTGTATCTACCGCCCAGTCCAATCGTGGCTCCCACGTCTGCGCCCAGAGTAGAGTTGGAATGCACGTTGAAATTCGCAGCATTACCGCTAATTCCAAAAGCATAATTTGGACCCACCACAATGGCTCCCACGTCAATGATGTCGCCTACAGTGTTGAGCGAGCCACTGTCCAACACTGTGAATATGTTAGGAGGGGCAGACGTATTGATACCTACTCTCCCGTTGCTTAAAATCCGCATTCTCTCAGACTGCGATGCCGTCCGAAAGATAATCGCATCACTCGAACCAGCCCCGCTGGTCGATTGCAAAGTCAGCGTAGACGATACAGCAGTGCCACCATTCACGATGGGGATCACGGCACTGGTAGTGATCGTGGGCGTGGCAATCGTAGGCGAAGTCCCGAACACCAAAGCTCCACTGCCCGTTTCGTCAGTAACCGCACTGGCAAGATTAGCCGAGGAAGGCGTAGCAAGAAACGTAGCCACTCCGGAGCCCAATCCGCTCACCCCAGTAGAGATAGGGAGGCCAGTGCAATTCGTCAACGTGCCAGAGGTCGGCGTGCCCAGCAAGGGAGTAACGAGAGTAGGCGAGGTGGCCAATACCACCGAACCCGTACCCGTAACGGCGCTCACCTGAGTACCGTTGATTCGCAATACGTTACCCGTGCCAGCGGTGTCAAGCGTCTTGTTCGTGAAGGTGTCGGTCGTTGCCTTGCCTACGATCGTGTCTGTCGCGGCAGGAAGAGTAAGAGTACCTGAGGCCGCAGCGGTAGCCTGCAACGTCGTATTGCCGCTGCTAGAGCCAACAAACACAACTCCCGTCGCTTCCAACAAAGCAGTCAGCTTAAGGCTGGTGAGTACCTCTTTAACGGCAGCGCCTGAGCCAGCGCCGTCCAAGTACACAATCGAAGAGTACCCAGGCTTGATCGTTACCGTAGACCCAGAACCCTGAGAGAGGACAACGTCCTGTCCTCCAGTTGTATTGTTCTGAACGAAGTAATGCTTCTTTACACTGTTAGGGGCAACGCTAACCGTATTCGTGGCAGCGAGAGTACCTGTAAAGCTGATGACCTTGTTGCGTCCATCTCCGCTGCTGCCGTCAGGGATGTTCAATGTCCCTGTCGTACCCGTCAATGCAATACTGGCAAACCCGTCTATCGCCGCATCGAATAGATCGAAGTTCGTATTGGTAGTGTTTCCCCAAGTGCCAGACTGTTCGCCTGTAGCAATCTTCTGGATCTTGTTATTGGAAGTATAGGTAGATGGCATTAGTTTGTCACCGAACTGATAACAGCAATCGCCGTATTAGAATTGGCAGTCGGGAATTGAATCGTCAACGTACCGGAAGAAACGGTCTTGTCCGTCCCGAAGTCCAAGATAAAGATAGACTTGTTGGACTTGGAAGAGTTGTAGACCAAAGCGCCACGACAAGTAAACGAAGCAGATGTCCAGCTTATATCGGCAAAATCAAGGATCGCATAGATCCCGTCAGGGGTAACGGTGGCCGTCAGCGTCTTGCCGCCAGCAGTATACCCAGCGCCAGATACTTCATTCGTGGCGCTGTATGCCGTAGTTGTATTGTCAATCGTAGCCGAATTCGTATACAGCGCAATCTTGATGACATCCGTAGAGAAGTCATGCACCCCAAGAAGCAACTGCTCCTTGAAAGAGTTCGTTACATAGCTGCCCGTGAATGCCATTAGCCAATGTTCCTTTTGCTGTCAGGGTTCCTGTAGTTGTCCATTCTCTGCTCGTCTTCAGCCACGTTCTTGAGTTCAAGCAAGCCAAGCTGATACAGCTTCTCGTACTGCTGCTGCATCTGAGGCTCTCCCTTTAAGAAGGAATACGCCTCAACGAGACACCCGTAGAGCAACACCTGAGGGAAGTAGTTGCTTATCCAGGTAATATTGTTGCTTGCGCCAACAATGGTATCCGGTGTCTTGTAGTAGTAAAGAGTATAGCCGTAAGACTGACCAGCAGATGGCGCTACGAGAATCGTTGTAGAGTTCTCGCCTGACGATTGGATAGCGTAATAAGCTGGCTCTCCTGAAGACCCAGCGGATCCAGCCGTCACCCCATACGCCTCCGTTAAATACGAAGGCTCTTTAAGAAGAAGACCTGTCTGGATGCCTCCGATACTGACAAAGAGGCTCAAAGCCATAACGAAATCGCTTGGAGTCGTTATGGTCTGAGTTGTCACATTGCCCGTAGCGGAGGCCCTGGAATCAGGAGACTTTACATCTCTGTTAATACGCTGCTCTGCAAGCTTAATAATCCCATCCAAATTAGCAAGGAAGGTCGTTTCGTCAGACTGGACGTAATCTTTGATTTGTTGCTTGAGTTCAGCGTAGGTCATTTTAGTTCACTACCCAGCTTAGTTCATCGGGCCAGTAGGACGAACCTTCTTGGCGATGCCGTAGCCTTTGCACATCCCACCGCTAGCATACTTCGCAGCGCCGCCCTTGGCAAACTTCGCCCCGGTGCTTTGCGGGGTAGGCTTACCCATCGCCATCTTCTTGTGCTGAGGCATTTCACCTTCAGCCTTACCCATCTTGCCTTTCGACATACCCTTGGGCATATCACCACCCTTCTTGTACTTCGGGGTGAGCATACTGTCCATCGTGTTCCCTTTCATGGAACCTCCTTTGAATTTGCGGATAGCGCCGCCTTCGCTTTTCTTCGGAGGTTCACCCCCGGAAGACTTCTTACCAGATTGAATATGGCCCTTTTGTAATTCCTTAAAAATTTTACTGTCGTAAGGAAAGCCATATGTCCCACGATCTTTTTTTGATTGCTTAATGACCATAGGAAGGTATTCTGACTGCATTGCTGGTAATTTGTTTTTCTCGTTGTACATCTCGTCAATAATTGAAGCCAATGCGTGCTTCATGTCTTTATCGTTACGCTGCTGCTCCGAATCAGCAAAAGGGTAATAAGAAAGATCTTCTTCTCTCATTAGTTTCTTAGAGATGCTATCTTCACGCAACGGAGTTGTTGTTCCAAGAAAACTTAAACCAGAATATGTTGGCTTGAGTCTACGGAATGCACTTTCACGATCGCCCGAATTAGTCTTCCCACCTTCCGCAAACTTCTTGGTTCCTTTCTTCATAGATCCACCATGCGCCATCCCAACTTGAACGCCGGGAGCAGACATTGGCTTTTCATCGAATTGAGGTTTCTTCTTCTTCTTCATCATCTCAATCAGCCCAGGCAGGGCAGCGATGATAGGAGCAGCGATTCGACCAGCCTTACCACCAGTCCCAGCCATAGCGCCAAGAGCGATAAACTTGCCGTACTCATCCATAAACTTCTTCATGCCAGACTTGGTTTTAGGAAGAGCCGCAGTAGGGATCTGAGCATTCTTTGCCGCAGAATACATAGCGTCTTCAATAGCACTACCAGCGCCACCTTTTCCAGCAGTTGACATCGGCAAATTCATCACATCAGAAGAAACAAACCCTTCACTACCAGCAAGCAAGGGGTTAGGCGAAGCCTGCATTTCAACCTCATCACCTTCGCCAAAAGTTGAAATTGGAGCGGTAAACGAACGACCCATTTTAGGAGCGGCAGAAGATTTTTTAACAGGGCCAGGAGTTCCGTATTTCAATCTCTCTTCGTATTCTTTCCTCATAGAGGCAGGACTTTGAAGAGAAGTAGGAAGACTAGGAGTAGTCCCAAGAACCCTATTCCTCAAAGCATTTCGCATAAACTCGTCGTTTGCAGCATAAGTGTTAGCAGAAAGATCATTTAACCCCTCTAGCTTTGCAGCAGCAGCACGAGCAGATCGACGCTTAACGTCCTCTAATACACCACCATCAGCTTTCTTGACTACCTTCTTCTTGAACTTCAACATGTTATTTCCTTTAACTGATTGAGATATTAACCCTTCCAAGGTTTATGTATATCTTATTTGGCAAAACAGGATTCCAGCCGAAGTACTCTCTCGTAGGAGGGTTCTGCTGCGAAGCGGTCCTTGGATTATCTAGAGCAATCGCTTCGCCTCTGACGTACTTGCCGATTTGAAGCTGTGGATTGTCGATGTCAAAACACTCTTCGCATACAAGTAAACCATTCCATCTCTGTTTGTAGATGTACTTCTTGAGAGCAGTGTACTTGATCTGCCTAGCGCAGATGTCGCACATCGCAATAGCATGTTTGCCGGAGGAAAACATTACCAGCCGTAGCCTCCAGGCACAAGCATGACAGCAGACCGTTGACGGTCTTCGTCCGCCGCACGTTGAAACTCCTCCTCGTACAGCGCCTTCAATTCAGGCATACGAGGAAACCCCTCAGGCCTTTTAGCTGCAAGGTGATAAGCAAGACCAGCGATCATCGCAGGGACAAACCGGAACGGTACGTCCATGTTGTTGTTAGCATTGCCCCCAACATCCTGCTGACGCCGCAACCTGTAGTAAACAAACTGACGAGAGATCGTATTGTCTGGCACCTGCCAGAACGTAATCTCAGGAGTCGTCGTATCCCTGGCAACGTAGTACTGAATCGGAGTACCTTGCACCAGCTTATTAGGTAACGTGTTGTAGGTGACGAAGGAGATCCTGGTAATCGCAATATCAGTCTGATTGTTCTGCTGACCTGCATACGTCCGAATCACTCCCTCGAGGATGTCAATCGTATCGTCAGGAAGAGGGTATGTCGCAGTGCCAGGAGTCAGCGACAGCGTCCCCGCCTCCACACACCACAGATTCAATCCCCGATTCGCCCACTCCATCGACAGAAGGTTGAGGCTTCTACGAGCAGTCCTGATCTCGTAGCCACCCTTAACCTCTATGCCAACCCGCTCGTAAGCTTCCTCGATAATGTCGAGGATGTTGATATTCCAATTCGCAGTGCCGGATGTAGCCATTACCGGAATCTCCTCGAGATAGTCTTGGCGCTCTCAGGCTGGCCGGAGAACTGCTTCCCTTTAGAAGTTGCTTCCTTCTTCGCCTTCGTAGAGGCAGCGTAAACCTTAGCAGGCATAGCCTCAATCGCCTTCTTGGGAAGGTAGCGCTCTCCAGTAGCCTCAGGGCCTTGCGTAGAAGGCTTCCCGCTCTTAGTTTTCCAATCTTCCTTTGTCCATTTAGAAAGGCTCTTCTGGCCGCTAGACTTCGAGCCAGAGTACCCTCCACCCGCAGCCTCATACTTCTGAGCGACTAGCTGCGCTTTACGCGCCGACCACTGCCCAGGCTTCCCACCCTTGCTGGATGACATAACCTGAGACTTGATCCGCTCCCGAAGTTGAGGCTTGGTGTAGGACATTAGAAACCTTTCTTCATTTTAGGCGTGCTCATCTTGGACATCCCCATCTTTCGCATTCCAGTCTTAGGAGTGTTCATGCTGGATACCTTGCGAGAGACAACAGCCTTAGGATACATCCCAGGAGTCTGCGCCTTAACAGCCTTGCCAGTCTTCTTCGACATCGAAGGAGTGCTGACCTGCTTAGACATAGAGAACCGACCCATCATTTCTTTTTCATGCTCCTAGCTTCAGACAAGGCAATTGCAATGCCCTGTTTGGGATTGGTTACCTTCTGGCCGGAAGAAGACTTCAGCTTCCCTGCCTTGAACTCGTGCATGACCTTGCCGACTTTGCCCTGCTCTTGAGCAGCGATCTTCATTTGACCTTTCATGTTAACCCCAGAAAACGGTTACAGCGTCAGTGTTGGTCAGCGTTAGGTGAATGTCTTTCGTAAACCGAACTCCATTCCCAGCAAGGTTGATATAAGCACCAGGATCATCCTTGTAGGCGAGTTCTATCTTCGTAGTACCACCAGACCCACCATCCTTAAAAACAAGGGAGCCTTCCTGCTTGGAGAAGATGAAGATCCCGACAACTCTGCCAGGACCAGCAAACACGGTGCCAGTCGCTGTCAGCTTCTTCGATTGCAAATCACTAATCATATCGCTTCACCT